TTTCGCGCTGACGGCCTTGCTGGATTACCGCTGGTCGTCGCTGGGCTATTGTTGAGAGTCAACCCTCAGGTTTCTCTCGTGTATTTGTTAAACTCTTTTCACTGAATAAGTTTACCATGTTCATGTACACACTTGTCGTTAAAGGAGACTTCAAGACATACGACGGACAAGCTAAGTTCTTTGCTGCAGTTGCAAAACAGACTAAGAGCGAAGCTTCAGCTACTTACGACGGAACCAACTCTGTGGCTGTATTTAAGTGGACTCATTCTGATTATAGTTACGATTCATTCAAACCAGTCATCCTTAATCTCTGGGGTCAGTTTGTTGCAAATCCAATTTTCACTCGTTATACAGTGGAAGCCGTCACTCCATCAAACCCTTTTCAATAATGTCATTTTCTAGAACTGGAGAGGAATTTTTGGCTTCATTAGTTTCACAAGATAATCAGTCTGTAGCTGTTCGTAATCAACGTCTCCTTGCTGAAGGAGAAATTGATGAAAACGGCTCTCATTACAAAACCACCGAGTATTGTTGTCGTACGCGTCAAGAGGCTTGTGGTCTTTATCGCTTGCTTACCGGAAAGTACGCAAGTGTTAACGACTCACTTACAGTCTTTGAGAAGAGGTCAGGACATTGGACTTCTTCAACGCATATTAAGCTCCTGGCAAACTCAACGAAGCTTTTCGTTTTCAATTCACTTCAACTGCGGTTTTGCAGAGACCCTTCTAATTGCTTAGAGAGTAGCGCTGACATGGCAGCTGCGGCAGGCATGGCCGCCGGTGGCAACATGGTCGGGCAGCTTGGCTCAAGTTTAATTGGAGGGCTTTTTGCAAATGCCGCTAGTAAGCGTGACAACGAAACGCAACGTTACATGCAACAGCAGGATCAAGCTTTTTATAATCAACAGCGTGACTATATGCAACAACAGTATTTAGCCAACGGTGTACCTTGGGTGCCGGGACTTACCAATTCTGGTAGTTCCCCGCTCCCGACATACACCCAACAAATTGGTTCAAGGGCTGTTCATAGTGCAATCCCGGGTTTGG